AAAAAAAAATAATCTTTTTTATTGACATTCTCTTTAAGTTATGATATTATATGAGTGTAAGGCAAGAAAGAGCCTTAACAAAAAGGAGAAAAGAAATGAAAAGATTAAATGAAAGTGTAAGAAGTAAAGTAGTAACAACATTGTTGAACTATGATGATTGTGATGTATGGTATTACAAAGATACAAATAGATATGAAGTAACACCAAATGGTATGTTAACTGCTGAACCACAAAACAGAGTATTAGTAGGAAGATATTATCAAAAAGATTTCTTCCCAAATGATGAAGAAAGAATAGCATTATTAGAAGCATATGAAAAAGCATACAGACCATTATATGCTTTACAACTTGAAGAAGATAAATGGGCAACTAATTTATAAAATGCGAAACCCACTTAATTGTGGGTCTTGGGGAAATGGACTACCCCAACTGATGAGCAAGTCCAGAAAGGGTATTGTAATATGAAAAAACGATTATTTACAGATGAAGAGTATAAAAACTTAATGTGTAAAGTAACGGTTAGACCTTTATCTTCATTTAAAGGTTCAGAAATTGACAAAATATTAGCACAGCAAGTAGAATTAAACACAAGAAGAAAAAGACTTCACAATGCTTTTTATAGCGAAAAGAATAAGAGAGGAATGTAATATGAATTATACCAAAGATAATTTAATAGATTATTTTGACTTTGAAGATTTAGTCTATGTCTGGAATGAATATGTATATGAACATTTAAGTCCAGCAGATGAGATTTTTGAGAATGACCAAGATGGTTTAGATAGTGCTTTTTCAGGTCAACTTCACGATTTAGCAAGGGCGATTGGAAATGGGTCATATAATCATCAAGATACACATTTTAAATTTGACAAAGAATATTCTAAAATAATATCATTTAGTTGGACTAATGAATTATTAAAAGTTATTGATGAAGATGATTTTATAGATTGGTTAAATGAAAGAGAGGAAGAATAATGTTTGTATTAGTTAGAAATGTCAAATCACAAGAACTTTATTTTGTGAGAGAGATTGGTCAAGATGAAGTATTAGTATCTTGGCAGGAGTGTCAGAGATTAGAAACTTTTGTAAAGTGGTGTGCCTATAATAATTTAGAACCAAAAGAAGCAACATCACTTGAAAAGTTTAGTTCAATGTTAACAGAAGAAAGACAAGGAGTATCAGAATGAAACTGAAACAATATGAGCTATATGGTTTTATGAGAGAGGTAGCAAAAAAAATGAATATCAAATTAGATTTGACCATTAAGTTTGCAATGTTCTTTGAAGAGTTAGTTGAATATCTTATACAGTTGGGTCATCTGCCAAGAACCATTACAACAGATGAAACACTACTTGATATTTATGATACAATTTATATGAAAGCATCTTCTTTTTGGGAAAATCAGTTAGGAAGGTTATATTAAAATGCAAAAATGTTGGTGGGCAGTTGATGATGAACTGTTTCAAGATTATGATGATGCCTATGATTATTTAGTATCTATGAATGAGGGTGGCAGTAGCGATTATTATGATGAACTTTGTGAGCAAGAAATTTATGAAGTTTGTGGTATCGTAGAGTTAGCTGAATTTTGTGAGGGTGAAGAAGGTTGTATTGCATATTATGACAAGAACTTCATCACATCTAAAAATGAATAGCGTTATCAGTAACAAGATTATTGTAGAAAATTATAATATGGCACTACTTAATTATTGTGAGAATAATTTAGTGCTTGATAACCCTGATTATTATGTAGCAAAAAAGATGGGTAGATGGACAGGTAATATTGATAAAAAACTTTACCTATATGAACGATTAGGAAATAAAATCTATTTACCATTTGGTGAGCTAAATAATGTATGGGACATTATCAAAGATACACCATATGAGCTTGATTTTGCACCGTTTAAAGCATTAGAAATGCAAGGTAATGTTAGTTTATATGGCTACCAAGAAAAAGCCCTTAAAACGCTAAAAAATGCAAAGGGTGGTGTCTTGGAAGCACCGTGTGGTTCTGGTAAAACACAAATAGGTATTGCACTTATTCAAGCATTAGGTCAAAAAGCCTTATGGCTTACTCATACAAAAGACCTATTGATACAAAGTAAGAAGAGAGCAGAGCATTATTTTGATGGTGATTTTGGAACAATTACTAATGGCAAAGTAGATATTGGTCAGGACATAACATTTGCTACCGTTCAGACAATGACTAAATTAGATTTGTCAGAGTATGCAAAAGAATGGAATGTGATTATTGTAGATGAGTGTCATAGAGTAGCAGGAACACCAACAAAAGTGATGCAATTTTACAGGGTCTTATCAAATCTAAAAGCCAGACACAAATTTGGTTTGTCAGCAACACTTGACAGAGTAGATGGTTTACTCAAAAGCACTTTTTCACTACTTGGCAATATGGCATATAGTATTGCCCCAGAAGAAGTTGGTGATAAAATTATGAAAGCCAGACATCAAATGATAGCAACTGATTTAGATGATAGCGAGAAATATTTAGAAACAGATGGGACATTTAACTACATCAAACTCATAGATTATATTACAAATAATCAAGATAGAAATGTTGAGATTGTGAATAGAATTTATAGAGAACCAGACCATCATCATTTGGTGCTAACCCATAGAGTAGAACATATCAGAACGCTACACCATATGTTACATAGTATAGGCGTAGATGCTTTGATGATAAATGGTAAAATACCAAAAGATGTGAGAGAACATATTTTACATCAGATGCGAGAAGGAAAACATAAAGTTTTAATTGCCACCTATACACTTGCCAAAGAAGGTTTAGATATACCCATACTTGATAGGCTACATTTAGCAACACCAAATAAAAACAGAGCAGTCATCAAACAAAGTGCAGGGCGTATTGAGAGAAGTGTAGATGGAAAAGACACCCCTGTCATCTATGATTATGTAGATGTCAATATCAATTACTGTTTGGGAATGTATAAAAAAAGAAAAAGTATCTTAAAATAGTGCCACTTTTTCCACCAAACCACTATAATATAGGTGAGGGTGAAAAAAAGATACCTTATTTTAGGTATAATAGTAGTAGAAACTTCAAAAAAATCGTTATTAAGGTTGTAAAAGGGGGCAACTTTAAGTATAACAATAATGAAGGGGAGTAAAAAAAATTATGAAAAGAGGTGAATTGTAAAATGTGGCACGATAAAGTAATAGAAAAACGAGCAGGTGATATCTATGGTTACCTAATGTTACATACAAGGGACAATGAATGGACATTAGATATCAATGATGAACATATTGGTTATCTATACAATAGAGATTATGTTCAGACTATTCTTGAAAAAATAGAATATTCAGATGATGATGAGGTCATCAGATTTGTAGTAAAAAGTAAACCAATAGATGAATGGGAGTGGCGACAATGGAAAAAATAGTTTTAAATCATTATATATGTGAGATACGAAATGGGGACATATACAACTATGCTTTCATTGGTTTAGATGATGGTGGTGAAATACTTATTGACATCAATGATGAATATGTGGGTTATGTGTTTGATAGAGATTATGCGCAACAAATATTAGATAGAATAGAGAAAGGTGAGGACAACGAAATAATTAGAATGGTTGTCAAAAGGGAAGCGAGTTATGAAAAGAAAAGACTTGAAGTTGCTTAATGATGATGAGATGATGAAACAATTTGCTTGGGTATCAGCAAGATGTTTGCCAGAACAATTAGTCGATTTACACTACAAAAAAAACGATAAGAAAAATATTGACAAAATTGTTAAGTATCGAGATGTGGTTAGCGATTACCTTACTTGTATTAGAGAGTTAAAAAGTCGTGGCTTTACACTTCAGGAAATAATGGACATTAGAGTTTGAAGGTCGTAGCGTGTCTGTTGAAGGTGGGAAACCAATACATCTCACCAAAACTTACGCTAACAAATGCACCAGAAGAGGCACTTGTTGTCTTTGGTAGGCGCAAAGCAAAGCGTAGCAGAGATATGATTATCAAATTAAGTAAAGGTTTGGTAAAACCAGAGGTGGTTGTAAAATAATGTATAGTGTGTAGGGTTTGAAGCATTTTTCAGTAAACTATTATATATTTTTTTCTCATATGGGACTTTATGGAAAAACTATCTCAACTATACATACCCTACATTTTTTATAAAAAAACCTTGCTTTTTTGAATAAATTGATTTATTATTGTGTTATAAGGTAGTGTTTTTGGTTACAATATTTAATAAAATAGGCTTATTTCCTTTATTTGTGTAAAGGTCAAGAGAGCAAATACCATCTTTCTAATTGTAACCGAAAGCATTACAAAAAAATTAAAGTTTAACGACCAGCCTATTATAAAAAGAAAACAAGTGGAGTTGATGTGATGAAAGCAGGACGACCAAAGACAGAAATAGATAAAGACCAATTTGTTAAGTTATGTGAACTACAAAGCACTCTGCGAGAAGTAGCAGGGTTTTTCCATTGTTCAGAAGATGCAGTAAGAAGCTGGTGTAAAAGAGAGATGGGAATGACATACGAAGAAGCCTTTGAGGAATTTAGAGTAGGTGGTCTGTTATCATTAAGAAGAAATCAGTTTCAACTATCTCAAAAAAATACAGCTATGGCAATCTGGTTAGGTAAACAGCATCTGGGTCAAAAAGATATTATTACATACAACAATTTAGATGATAGTGAAGATGACCCATTGACAGCATCTATAAAGGCAAGTTTTGATAAAAAGGAACAAGATGAATGAGATTGGTTTTAGCCCAAAACAATTAGAACTATTTAAGTTTGGGTTTAGTAATTATGATGGTGTCATAGCAGATGGAACAATCAGGTCAGGAAAAACATCATCAATGAGTATCGCATTTATACTTTGGGCAATGAGTGAGTTTAAGAACAAGAACTTTATCATAGCTTCAAAAAGTGTAACAAGTGCAGAGAGAAATATCATTAAGCCTTTGATGAATATAAAGTATCTGCATAAACAATTTGATATAGCCTACTACACATCAACACATACACTCAAAGTTACAAGAGGTAGGAACACCCAATACTTTTATGTGTTTGGTGGTAAAGATGAGGCATCATATCAAACGGTTCAAGGTATTACAAGTGCAGGGGCATTTTTAGATGAAGTAGTCCTGATGCCAGAAAGTTTTGTCAATCAGGTATTAGCAAGATGTAGTGTCCCAAGAAGTAAGTATTGGTTTAGCTGTAACCCAGAAAGTCCTAATCATTGGTTCAAGAAAGAGTGGGTCAACAAGTCTGAACAAAAGAATGTGAAGTATATACACTTTACAATGAAAGACAACCCCAGCCTAACAGATGAGATTGTTCAACGATATGAGAATATGTATGATGGTGTATTTTACCAGAGATATATATTGGGGCAATGGGTTAGAGCAGAAGGTATTATATACACCAAGTTTGCAGACAATATGGAACGATACCTTATAGACAAAGAACCAGACAACCTCATACTCATCAATGTTGGTGTTGACTTTGGTGGCAATAAGAGTGGGACAACATTTGTAGCAACAGGCTTTACCCCACACCTCAAAAACATAGTCGTATTAGAAGCAGAAAGAATAGAGGAAGAATTAAGCCCAGAAACATTAGATAAAAGATTTAGCACCTTTGCCAAGATAGTATATGAAAAGTATGATAAACTATTTACAACAAGATGTGATAATGCAGAACCTGTATTGATACGAGGACTTAAGAATGTGGCAATCAAGGACAGGTTAAAAACAAACATCAAGAAGGCACTAAAGAAACCCATCAAAGATAGAATAGAATTAGTGCAACGCTTATTAGGAACAGACAGAATAAAGATGTTAAGACATACAACTGTGCCACTACAAAAAGGTTTAAGTCAGGCAGTATGGAGTGAGAAGAAGGAAGGCATCAGGTTAGATGATGGGACAAGTGATATAGATATATTAGATGCTTTTGAATATAGCATAGAAGAATATTTAGAGAACTTGGTAGAAATGGAGTAGCATATGTGGAAGAAAGTATGGAAGAGTTTATTAAGACCGATTGACAATGAGCCTATAAATTGGTGGGTCAATGGTATCGCAATATTCATATTAGTCTTGATGATTATAGAGGTGATAAGTAATGGCTAAAAAGAAAGACCCAAGATTAGAACGAGCTGGTGTGTCTGGTTATAACAAACCAAAGAGGACACCTAACCACCCAACGAAATCACATATAGTCGTAGCAAAAGAAGGTAACAAAATAAAAACGATTAGGTTTGGACAGAAGGGTGCAGATACAGTAACAAAAGCCACGAAGAAATTGACACCAGCCCTAAAAGCAAAGAGGGCATCATTCAAAGCAAGACACGCTAAAGGAATTGCTAAAGGAAAAATGAGTGGGAGTTATTGGAGTAATAAGGTAAAATGGAGATAAGAGCCTTATGAAGCGATTAAGAGGGGTAAGTAAATGATAGATGTAAATGGAATAATTAAAGATTTAGTAGGTATTGAAAAAGCACTACCTTACAAATCATACTATGCTAAAGATTGGTTATCTTGGTATAGAGGTAGAGTGTTAGGTTTTCATAACTACAAAATATATAATGGGACTAACTATCTTGAGATGGAAAGAAAGACCCTAAACTTACCAAAGTTTATTGCTGAAAGTTGGGCTAATCTTTTGATGAATGAAAGATGTGATATTATACTACCTGATGAAGAAAAAGAAAAGTTAGACCACATACTATACAGCACGAACTTCTGGCAAAAAGCAAATGATGGTATTGAGAAATCTTTTGCATTAGGTTTAGGTGCATTGATTGTTAATGTGGAAGGACTTGGTGTTAGTGAAACAGGTAGAATAAATAAAGACAAATCTAAACTAACAATAGACTTTGTGAATGAAACAAAGATATACCCAATCACAATAGAACATAAAAATATCACAGAGTGTGCATTTGTATCTCAAGGAACAGATGAAACTAATGTGGTTGTGCATCTTAAAAACAAAGACACAGGAACATATGATATATGCAACTATTGTTTAGACCACGATTATAAAATAAAAACAAAATATATATTTAATACAAAAAGTGAGATGCCTTGGTTCTTTATATTAAGACCTAACCTATCATCAAACTTTATGACAGAATTATTAGATGATGAAATTGGTATTAGTATTTATGCTAACTGCCTTGACAACTTCAAAGCGATTGACAACAAATATGATGGTTTTGATTTAGAATATGTATTGGGTCGTAAGCGTATGTTTGTATCAACTGAAGCTTGGACACTTAACAAAAATGATGGAACAATGCAGAGAACTTTTGACCCATATGATACACTCTTCTATCACTTGCCAGATAATGATGATGGTAAACCACTTATCACAAATAAGAGTGATGACTTAAGATATGAAGCATATGTTAGAGGTATCAATACAGAGATGAGTTATATTGCAATGAAGTGTGGACTTGGTGAAAACTTTTTGAAATTTGATGGTAGTGCAGTCGCTACAGCTACACAGGTCATTAGTGAAAACTCAACACTATTTAGAAATATTAAAAAGCATCAAATACTTATAGAAGATGTCTTATTACGATTAGCGAAAGTATTGATGAAAGCATCTAATGATTTTACTAACATTCAATTTAGACCTTTAGAAGATAAAGAAATTAGAATTATGTTTGATGACAGTATCTTTGAAGATAAGGGTAGCGAAATGGACAGAGATAGATTAGATGTTCAAGCTGGAATAATGAGTGTGCCAGAGTATAGAGAAAAATGGTATGGTGAAGATGAAGAAACAGCAGTAGAAAAATACAACAACCATTTCTTATACAAAGTGATAGACAACTACTTAACAGCCTTATCAAGCGGTGCAATTACACCAGAACAATATGTAGAAAAAGTTTTCCCTAATGCAACAAACAAATTAGAGATTATAGAATATATTGAGAAGATGGTTGGTAAGGAAGAAGCAGATATGCAAGACTTCTTATATGATGGTGTAGAAGGTGAACAATCAGAACAACCACAAGAAGAAGTAGCAAGTGATAAAGCACAACAAGAAACTTCTTACAATGGTGCGCAGATACAAAGTGCGATTAACATTGTTAAAGAATATGCAACAGGGGCATTGGCAGAAGATAGTGCAATATCAATGCTTATGGAGTTCTTAAGAATAGATGAACAAACAGCAAGAAATATGGTTAAGATAGATACATCAAATTTACCAAGTGAGGAGTAGAATATGCACTATGGAAAAAAGAAACCCAAGAAGATGGGTTATGGCAACAAGAGTAAAGGCAAGAAAAAATAAAGTGTAGGTGATTAGGTTTGGCAAGAGATATACATAATGTTACTGATGATGTATCTTTAGTAATGAGAGAAGTCATTGATGCAACTGAAAATGCAATGGTATTAGAAACAGCACTTCATCTTAACAAAGGTGCAAAATCAGCCAATGCCAAAGACTACATCAAAACACAAGTAGCTTCAAAAAGACAATTAAATAATAAGTTACAACAAGTGGCAAACAAATCTCAAAAAATAATAAACAATGTGATTGACAATATTGGTTCATATACAGGAACAGATACCAAACAACTAAAAAAAGATACAGCAATGGGAATGAAGATGTTAGTAAGAAGTGCCAAGTCATTACAGAACAGAACACTAAAAAAAGTATCACGGTTAGAAAGATATAAAACATCAGCAGAGTTTATACCTAATTTAGATAAAAGTATTATTAGCCAAACTAAAACAGGCATTGATAAAGGCTTACCTGTAACATATAAAAATGGTCGTAAGGTTACTTACAAAGCTTATATGGAAATGGCAGTCAGAACAGGCATACAACAAGAGATAGGTAATAGACAATTAGAGGCTGGTAGAAATGCAAACATTGTTTTCTATGTGGTAAATGAATTTGGTGATTGTGCAGATGACCACGCTGACTATCAAGGCAGAATGTATTATGATGAAAAATACCTTTTGTTTCCATTGACTACAGATGCAAAGGCAATGATAAGAAAACACATACAGAATAATAATTTGCAGTCAATACAAGATGTTAGAGATAAACCCCCATACTTAACAACCAGACCTAATTGCAGACACAAGATGAAACCTGTTGCTATAGATAGAGTATTACAAGAGAGTGTTGAAAACATTAAAGATGATTTAGGGTATAAAACAAAATCGTATAGACCTGAAAATTATGAAGCAACAAAAACACAAAGATACAACGAGAGAAATATAAGAAAATACAAACAAAGAAATTTAACTTATATGGCACTCTATAAAGATACTAATAATAAAGAGTATTTGTTACAAGCACAGAAAGAAAAAAGACAAGCAATGTTGTGGCAGAAAAGACAAAGACAACATATGAAAGCAAACCCAGATTTGTTTAGAGATTATGAAAGAGAAAACCCAAAAGTATTGTTGCAGGACTTGGGACTAAAAGATAAGAAAATACAATCTGACCCAAACAAGCCACCAGCACCAATTACTAATAAGCCACCACAAACCCCACCTGTTGCAATGAGTGAAGTAGTCAAAGAGCATCTTGAAATACCAGAACAAAAAACAGATATGTTTCAATACAAAAAAGCTAAAACTTTACAAGAAGCAATTACTCAAACAAAAATATTTAGTGATGTTGCAACTGATTTTGAAAAAGTAAAATTAGATAGATTGAATATTGTGAATAAATCAATAATTGAATTACAAGATGACTTTCCTTTATCTTACAAGATGACAAGATTTCAAACAAAAACAAGAATGAAAGCTAATGCAAATGCAACAAGAGATGGCATACAATATAATAGAACTACATTGAATGCAAATGATATTACTGAAACTAATATACGATTTGCTGAAAACAACATAAAAAGAAGAGAACAAATACAGATAGCTAAAAGGTATATTAAAGAAGTAGAAGAAAATAAGACTATGAGCCAAGTTGAAAAAAGAATGAGGCTTAAACAATATAACAATTATATTAAAAAAAATTCAAAAGCATTTAAGTATAAAAGATGGACTATAAAAGGAAGTGGTGATTTAGAAAGAGATGTGAAACGATTGACACAACACGAATACGCCCACACAATACACCTTCAATATTTTGAAGAAGTTAATTGGAACAAAACTATTCAAGGTAAGTTAAACAAATTAAGAAATAGTGGAAACCTTGATAAGTTAAATTCTATTAGTCCAAAACTTGATGAGATGAAATGGCGAATAAGAAGAAATCACAAAAAAATGAATAAAGATGAAAGTATATATAATGTTGGTATGTATGCAAACTCAAATTTTCTTGAATGCTTTGCAGAAACATTTGTAATGTATAATGACCCAAAAGAAAAAGAGAAGTTACCAAAGTATATTGTTGAAACATTTGATGATATAAAAAATATAATTAAAGAGGTTAATAGATTATGACAACAGTAGATATACCCTATTTTATGGAAAATGCAGAATGGTATGAATTTGATTTAGACAAAGGTATTTATGTTTTGACAGAAGAAGCAACAGAAAAAGCAAAAGAAAGTTATGAAGAATTTTATGGTTTATTAAACACATTAAGTAATGTGATATAATAAAATTAGTTTACAAGTTCTATAAAAACTTGGAAAAAAAAATAACACTAAAGGAGTGTGTGTGATGGAAAAAGAAACACAAACAGTTGATACATCAGTCAACACAACAGAGCAACCTGTTGAAAAACAAGTGCAAGAAAAAGTGGTAGAGGCAAAACCTGAACCACAACCACAAGAACAAAAAGCAGAAGTTGAGGCTAAAGGAAAAGTGTTTACTCAAGCACAGCTTGATGAGATTGTGATAAATAGACTTGGGAAAGAAAGAGCAAGGTTTTTAAAGAAACTTGGCATTGAAGATGAAAGTAAGCTTGATGACATTGTTAAGAAATCTCAAGAATATGAAACAGTAAGAGGTGAGGTGGAAACACTAAAACTTCAAAAGGCGAAGCAAGAGAAAGTTAATGTTTTAACTAAATCAAATGCAGACCCAGAGTTCACAGACTATCTTATTGAAAAGATAGAAGTTGCAGAAGGCGAAACTTATGAACAGGCAGTAGAGAAATATCTTGAAGCCCACCCAAAGTTTAAGAATGAGCAATTTACAAGTGTGGACAGCAGTATTAAAATGAGTGGTGGTAGCTACCCAGATTTTTCTAAAATGACAACAAAACAATACCTCGCTTGGCGAGAGAAAAATAAATTATAAGGAGATTTAAAAAATGGCTAACACATTTTTAACCCCTCAAATAATTGCACAAGAAGCATTAGCAATTTTGAGAAACCAACTTATCTTTGCAGAATTAGTTCATACTGACTATGCAAATGAGTTTGTTAAAGTAGGGGACACAATTACTGTGCGCAAACCAGCAGAGTTAATTGCAAAAGACTTTGCAGGTTCTATTTCAGCACAGGACTTAACTGAACAAGGAGTTACTGTTAAGTTAGACAAATTCAAAGATGTATCTGTAAGTATTACTTCACAACAAGCATCTTTAGAATTAAGAGATTTTGCAAGACAAGTTATAGAACCAGCAATGGTTGCTTTAGCACAAAAAATAGATGAGGACTTGGCAAACTTTATTTTTGAAAAATCAAGTGGGTCAGTATTAGCTACATCTGCTTCACCAACTAACCTTGCAGACATTGCAAATGTTGGTAAGAAGTTAGACATAGCAAAAGCACCTCTTCAAGAAAGACATTTAGTTCTTTCACCAGAACATAAATATCGTTATGCTTTAACAGAGATTTTAACAAAAGTTAACTTCGCTGGTAGCAACGAAACTTTAAGAGAAGCTTTACTTGGTAAAGTATATGGTATGCAAACTTATATGAACCAAAACTTACCAGAAAGCACAAGTTCTGCAGTTGGAACAGCTAAAGAAAAATTCAGCGTAGCATCTGCTTCAGGTGGTGCAGTTGCATTGAGTGGTTTATCAACTGCTTCAGCAACTGTTAAAATCGGTGAAGGTTTTGTTTACGAAGGACAACTATATAGATTTACTGCAAACGGAACAGGGTCATCAAACGCTATTGCTTCAATAGCAGTTAGCCCAGCTTTCCCATCAGGAGTATCTGCAACTGAAGTTAGAATGGTTAGACTTTCAAGTTCAGTTGGCTTCCACAAGAACGCTTTTGCTTTTGTAATTAGACCATTAGATTTACCAATGGGCGCACCAAGAGCATCTGTTGTTAACGGTGAAGGTTTATCAGTTAGAGTAGTTTATGACTACAACCAATCAAGTAAAACTGATACAATCTCATTTGATGTGTTATATGGTATTGCATCATTAAGACCAGAATTGGCAGTTGCAATTCAAGATACATATTAAAAACTAATAGGCATATATGGGTGGGTCTATATGACCCCCCTGTGTCTTATAAAAATAAGGAGTATGAAAAATGGCAATAACAATTAGAACAGAACCTATGTATATAACAAAACAAAATTATTTAGATTTTAGTGGCATTGATTTGGCATTAGAATTACAAGGTGCAAACTATGACAACCCAAGTGATATGGTAGATACATTTATTGTGAGGTTAGAAGAATGGGCTTTGTCATATCTGTTTATGAAGTTTGGAACTTCCACTACTTACCCAACAGATGATGATGATGTTGCTATTTTTGATGCTGATGCCTTTTCATTGGGACTACTACATCAGATTGATTACTTAAGAAGAAATGGTGATTTGTCTATACAAGCAGTAAGTCAAGGTAAAGTATTAGCACCAAACGCTTATATGGTTTGGAAAAATGCAGGTATGTGTAATCTTGCACACAAAAGAACAGAGAGGTTAGGGTATTGGGTGTAGATTTTAATCAATCAAGAAACAATAAATTTAATCGTAACAAGTGGTATAGCAGACAGTATGTAAACAATATGAAGCTACAACAAAATGCAACATCTAATGGTGTCTTTTATAGCACAGATAAAATACCCCTACAAAAGCAAACAGTCGTAATGGGTAATATTAAAAAAACTATTTTTACAGTTACGATAGAAACCAATGATACCATAGATGCAATGAATGTAGATGACTATGTATATTATGGTGGTGAGCTTTGGTTGGTTGATGACATCATAGCTAATGATTATAATACAGCAAAAGAGTTTTCTAAAAGACCAAGTTTTACAACAGAGATAAGGTTAAGAAAATAATGAAGTATAATTTAGATGGTAGTGAAGGTTTTGGTAATGCAGAAGATTTAGCAAGTAGTCAATTTTATTATTTATTGTTTACTCAATTTTTATCAAATGCCCCACAGCTTTCAGGAAACTTAATTAAAAATATTACACTTGAAGATTATGGTGATTATTTTAAAATCGTAATTTCTGGACCAACAAAAAGTGGTTTTGATTATGCACAATATCTAAATCAAAAACAAACACCAACAAAGACAACAAGAAACAAAGGAAGTGTGTGGTATCAATGGGTAGAAAAAACTATCAAAGAAACAGCACAGGCTGTATCAGGGAGTGTGAAGTATGAACTATAAATCTTATTTAGAAGGTCTATCTTATTTTAGTGGTTACACAGTAACTGATGAATTGAACTATCAATACAATGGTTCTGGCAATGCACTTGTGATTAAGTATCTTAATGGAACAAATTACAAAGACAGTAAAGTTCAACCCATACAACTTGCAGTTTATACAAATGATTTAGTTGCAACAAAAGCAACACTTGATACATTTACAAAAGAAAAAAATAATGCACCATTCTATGATAGCCAAACACCAACAACTTATGTTCAACAAATTTATTCAACACCATTGTTGCTAACACCTTTTGACCCAACAGGAAATAATTATACACATCAGTTTGTTATCAATGCAACTTTACTTACATCAGAAAATGTTAACGAAATAAAACAAGTATTTATAGATGGTGTAGAGTATGAAACCACACAAAGAACATTAAGCTATGTGGCACAAGTTGACAATCAAAGAAATGCAAATGCTTTTCTAAATACATCAAATGTAACTTATGGTAGTTTACAATTTAACTGCCAGATGATATTAAAAAATAATACATTAAATAATAAATTAAAATTGATAAGAACAGACAGTTCAGATTTAGACACAACCTTTACTGTCAAATTAGTTTACAGCTTTAACAATGTGGAAGAAACATATAGTATGAGATTAAGCAATATGACAATCAATAGTGAAAATCAAAGCCTTCCAATCTTATCATTGTCATTTGTAAAATAGGAGTGTGAGTTATGCCAGATATTGAAGTCATCATACGAAAAGGCACAAGTGCTGATGGTGTATCACAAACAGAAGCATCATCATCAGCAACAGGTGAAGCACAAGTAAATAAAAAAGAAAAAGGCAAAAGAAGTGTGCAACAGGGTGCAATCAATACTGCCCTTTTACAAGTTGGTAAACAAATGGTATCACAAGGCATAAGTCAATATGCAGAATTAAGTGGTGATTATTATACGGCTGGTGCATTAAATGCAGTATCATCTATAGGTGCAGATGTAGCAACCATTGCAGTTGGGGGTGTAGCAGGTGCAGTTGCAGTTGCTGGTAAATATGCTTTGCAGTTTGCAACATCTTTTGTGCAACAAACAAGGCTTACACAAGAACATCAATTTACAGTTGAACGATTAGGACAAATTTCAACAAAAGGAAGTAGATACTAATGGCTACAATCAATGCAGTTAGGTTAAAGAGAACAGGTTTTGCAACTGATTTAGCACTTTCTTTTAAGTATGGTATCACAGTAAAAGACATTTTAAATCAAGATTTAGATACAGGTTCTTTAGTTTTAGTTAAAACAGCAGAGTTAGATATAGAACCTTTTGATATTATTGAGATAACATATGAAACAACAAAAAAATTAAATTTCTATGTAGGAACAATACAACAAAAAATTACAAAATTTGGAACAACAAAACAATATCAATATGACATTGGACTTGTGTCTTTAACTACAGAACTTCAAAGAATAGTATTGCCAAGTAGAAGTATCACACAAAGTTTAGATGGCACATCAGATAAAACAATCAAAACAATAATGGAAAACTATTTAGAAATTTATGCACCATCAATTACTTTATCAACAGAACTTATAACCAAGTTGGGTTCAACCATAGCACCAGAGCAACAATGGAACAGACCCACTTTATTTGAAGTATTTAACGATTTATTAAAGCCTCTGGGTAGTGTGGTCAAACTAACAATAAACTCTTCAAATCAGAAGAAAATTAGTTTTCTTGATTTAGATGAAGAAGGTAGTGCAATAGACCAAACAAAAATTCATAATTTAGAAGTTAGACAAGACATCAGAGAGTATGCAAGTGAGGTAGAAATAGATGCACAAAATGTGTATAACAAAAAAGCTATCACACATACACCAGAAAACTACGGACCAAGAACTGTAGAGCAAGTTTTAATAACAAGTAACAACCAACAAGTCGTTTTAAATAAACCTATCTTTGATGTTAAAAAAGTTACAGTATCATTTGCAAATGGAACTACAGCTTCTAATCAAACACAATACACCGTTGATATAACAAATAGAGTTGTAAATAAAAAAGTATGGGACACTTTCTTTCCAAGTAATAATGCAGGTAAAATACAAGATACAGCAACTGTAAAATACAAAAGAAACTATTTATTTTTTGAAGAAGGTAAAAACATTATTGATTTAACATTTAAAGAAGATGATTGGCTTGGTGTTTTGACAGGCGACCACTCTAATATAAACAATACTGTTTATTGGTCATTAGTAGATAATGGGCAAAACACTTTAGCTAATGCAGTTCAAAATGATTTTAATGGTTTATTATATAAAGATATTGTTTTTAAGGTGGAATATTTAACCACAGATAACATTTTATTTAAAGTTAAGAAAGACATACCAACCAGAAATAAAAGTGTCTTAATTAGTTCACAAGAAAGTTCAATAATAGATAGTCAAAATTTAGGTAAACAACAACAAGAGTTCGTAAATAGAATTGGAAATAGAGAGATGATGATAACAGGTAGGTATGATAATTATAATGACATACCAGACCTCAAAGATTACATAGATGATTTTGTTTTAGTAGAAAGAGAAATACAAATACACGAAAGCCACTACAATTTTAAAGGAACAATGAGTGAGTTTTATAGTAAAGATAATATGTTTGCAGGAATAAACAGTCAAAGAAAATATTTTTCTATTGCACCACCTGAAGAAGCATTTATATCAAACCATCTTACAGAAGTTAATTTTACAATAAGTAATAATGATGAAGCCAACGGTAGCTTTTTAGGACAGACAGAAAATTATGTGGTTGAAAACTTTGGTAAAAAAGATAAATATATACAAGGTGCATTAGTTCTTACTGATGAAACACAAACAGAAACACCATCAGGACAACCAAAAAATGAAATACTTTTAGAAACAACAGCACACCCAATAGGAAAATCAGTTATTGTAACAATGCAAATGACAGATAATTTTAATAGTCAAAGAGGTGTTGTTAGAAATGGCAATACAGGTTATTCAACTTTTGTGCCATATGTAGATAGCAATGGTAGGTTTGAAGAAATAAAAATACATCTATATAGATATGATGCAAACTATCTTAACAGAGGTATTAGTATCAAACCATATTATGTTACAGACCCTTCACCAGATGCAACTAATAACAATCAAACTTATTTTGAAGCAGGTGCAATAGTAAGTGATAAGTTACCAGAGATTTCATATCAATCATCTTTTACAAGAAATGATGCACAAGGTAATGGTTATACAGATACTTATAATGTGATAAATACAAATGCAAGGGTGTATCAATCAGGAACATCAAGTAATAATTTTGTTAAGAGATATAAAGACAACAGAGAAATTACACACGAAACATTACAATTTAATTTTGGCACAAGTGTTAGTGGTAATGGTAGCACACAACAAATATTTATAACAAATGAGTTTGTAAACTATACACCAATGATATTTAATGGCACAACAGACTACACATTTAAGATTGCTTATTCTAACACATTAAGATATAATAGAGATAGCAAAGTATATAAAGGCAGTTTACTATCAACAAATAATGTTGCTTTACAAAGAAGTGGCAATGAGTTACAAATTATAGATGTAAACCAATCACAAGTTTGGCTAAATGCAAAAAATGATGCAGTTAGTTATGCAATATGTGATACAGATGGAAACATACTTATAGCAGTAAATAAATTAGGAAGTGGTTCTGGTTTAGCTTCAACATATGAACCACTATATATCAATAGGTAAGGGGGTGAATAAATGGCTAATATAGATTTTTATTATGACATCAATAACTTTACACTTGAAACAATCGCAGACAACAGCAATGTGTTAAATCAAGGACAGACAGACAGCATAGAGTTTAGATTTTATTTTGGTGATTATACTTCTGGTTCTTATGTAGATGCTTTGACAACTACAAATATGACAGACAATGGTTGCTTACTAAATATTGAAAGACCAGATGGTTCTTCTTCAAACAACATAGCAACATCACCAATTTATAGTGCAACACCAAAATACTTTAAGTTTACAATAACTGATTGGGTTACACAATATTCAGGAACACTAAAAGTTACTGCTAAAAGATACAACCCTGTAACACAAGTTGAACAGACCTTCGGTATTGCTAACTTGAATATACTATCAAGTTCATCACAAAGCACAGACACCATAGAAGATACACAATACCAAGCACTCGTGAGTTATTTATCAACAGCAAATAATAGATTAGAAGTTAGAGCAAGTGGAACAATAGATGCTTTAGATTTGGTTATGTTTGTAGGAACTGTTGGTGCAAGTGGTAAACTGTTAGTATCAAAAGCAAGTCAAACAGGAACTATCAATATTAAAGACCACCCAGAAAGAAAGATGGGAATTGCATTGACAAGTGCTACAAACAATCAAGATTTCTTTATACAACTAAATGGCATTATTGAAAATGTAAATACAAGTGGTTTCACAGAAGGCAAAATATTAGTGCCAAGTGCAACAGTTGCTGGTGGGCTTATAGAAATAGATGATACTAATGCACCAGAAGCACCACTTAATAGAACACCTATTGCAGTAACAGTTTATTCACATCAAAATCAAGGCATCTTGTGGGTGAAGCAAATACGCTTTCCAAAAATGAGCCAAGTCAAAGATGTGTATATAGATTATGGTTCAATAGGTCAAGGGCAAACATTAGTTTGGGACACAAGTGAAGCACGATTTAAAACAGGCTTTAGTGGTGGAGTTTTCTATGATGATAACTTACCAGCAGAAGCAGATAGATTTAATAACTTAACTTATTTTGATGAAGATTAGGGGGTAAAAATAATATGACAAAATTAGAGTTAGAGTTAAAGGTTCAAAAACTTGAAGAAGAATTAGCATCATTAGAAGAAGCAAGACAGTATAAAAAAAGAAATGAGGAGTTGTTGCAAGAAGCATTTGATTTAAGACAAGAGGTAACACAAATCAAATCTCAAATGCAAGAACAACAAAAAGGGCAACAAGAATTAGGAATAAAGTATAATCAACTTGCAAGAATATTTGATGAGTATATGAAAGCAAGTGATGACAGCGTAGAAATAAACAAATTGTTTTTGAGAAATATGTTAAGAACTCAAGAACTTATGAAACTAAAAATACAAGCCTTTAATGGTGAAGGCGAAGGAGTTAAAAAATGATTATTAAAAAATGGAACACCAGCACGACCGCTTGGGAAGCGTTAAGTCCTAAAGTAACTTATACAGATATTGTTGCTGATGTGACAGCAGGTTCACCTGTAAGTATATTTCAATCAGGAAAATTGAACCCACAATATTTGCCAGACTTTGTGTTTGGTGGAATGAGATTTCAGTCTGCGATTGGTTCACAAACTGATGCTTCTTTTGCAAACAATTTAGATGCAGTTTATCAAGCAGTCGGAACTGATAATATTCAAGCAATGGTTGGTTCATACTTCATTGCTACAACAACTTTTACATTACAGAATAATAGTGGCGACCAAGCAGGAACAACAGGTAGATATTATCTATGGGACACAACAAGAGAAACAGAAGAAGAAGCCCCAGATGGTAATGATTTAGTTGTAGAACACGGTGATTGGATTGTCATTCAAAGTATATCAGGTTCAGGAACTCAAGGTTCACCTTATTCTATTGCTTTAACAGTTGTGAATAATACTTATGCAACAGCAAGTTCATCACAACAAGGTATTATAAAACTTGGTTATTCTGAAAATGGTAAAAATTACCCTGTTGAATTATCAGGTGGAAGAGCATTTGTTAATGTGCCTTGGGCAGATACAAATACATTTAGAACGGTAACTGCTGGTGGTAATACATTAGGTGCAACTGAAACTTTAGCATTTACAGCAGGAACAAATGTTTCTATAAGTGAAAGTGCTGGTGCAGTAACTATATCATCAACAGACACAAATTATTCAGCAGGTAATGGTATTGGACTTACAGGAACAACATTTAGTGTTGCATCAGGAAATGGTTTGACACAAGAAGCAAATGGTTTAGCACACGCTGACACATCAAGTCAAGCAAGTTCAAACAATAGTGGTAGAACATATATTCAAAGTATAAGTCTTGATACATATGGACATATCACAAGTTTATCAACAGCAACAGAAACTGTAACAGATACAACATATAGTGCTGGTAATGGTATTGCATTAAGTGGCACAACATTTAGTGTGGCTGGTGGTCAAGGACTTACACAAGAAAGTAGTGGTCTTAAAATGACTTACCCTGTGTATCACGGTGATACACTACCAACGCTAACAAGTAGTTCAGAATATAGTAATGTAATCGGCTTTGAGTGGTAAGCAAGGGGGTTAGTTAAATGGCTAACGAGATTAAATTAAAAAAATGGAATGGTAGTGCTTGGGTTCAACAATACCCAGAAGTTAGACACACAGATATTGTTGCATCAGGCACACCAAGTTCATCTAACTTTTTAAGAGGTGATGGTGCTTGGGCTAATGTTGGTGATGGAAACACCAAGTTTTATGCTTGGAGAGCAATCAACAATACATCAGCAAGTGGGGTTGTATATTATAGAATTGCAAATGTAAGTGCCTCAATATCATCACGATTTCAAATAGAATTAACAGGTAGATACGCTGGTTATGGTGATGGTGATTTACCTAATTATTGTAAGATACTTGGACAATTAAATAATGATAACAACTATGATGTGTGGTGGTTCAATAATGAAACAGGAACAAGTCAAGTAGTTGATGAGGTTGGTATTGTAGATGATGGAACAAATGGAGTAAACATTTGGGTAAAAGTATCAAACTTTGCAGAGGTAACAGCAACTGCTTATTTAAGTGATGGAACAATAACAACTTATGATAGCAATAGTGAAACATCATCAGCACCAACAGGCTATACAGCAACCACAGAATATAAAATGTGGAATAGTGGAAATGATGGTAGTGGTAGTGGACTTGATGCTGACACCGTAGATGGCTTACAAGCAAGTCAATTTATTAGAAGTGATACAACAGATAGTGCATCAGGTAATTTAACTTTTGGTGGAACTACAACTTTTAATAATCAAGTAACTATTGATACAGGAACATCATCAAATGCTTTATATCTTAAAGGAACATCACCAACAATTACATTTGCAGATGACACAAGTGGTGCAGATGATTTCTTTTTACACGCTAACAGTAATAACTTTTATATATTAGCAGATAGAGATGGCAACAATAATGTAGGAACAGGTTATGAAACACCACACCCATTACAATTAGAAGCAGATACAAATATTGGTTATTTATTTGGTGAAAGAATTGCAACAAGAGATTATGTGGACACAGAGATAGCAAGTCTTGTAGCTTCAGCCCCAAGCACACTTGATACACTTAATGAATTAGCAAGTGCTTTAGGTGATGATGCAAACTTTTCAACAACAGTAACAAATAGTTTAGCAGGTAAGTTAAATTTGACAGGTGGAACACTTACAGGAACACTAACAACAAAAGCAATCAATATGCAAAATTTTAATTTAACAGGCGTTAATATGTTGCAATTTAATGATGCAGGCCCAAACGAAGGGATTGATTGGAGTGGTGGAAACTTTAAGATTTATGAAAGCCCTGATGATTTAACAACCAATAGCGCAGGAAACTTACAGTTTGTAGCTGGTGGTCAAAGAAGAATGACTGTTGGAACTGATGGTTATGTATATGTTGGTAGCACACTTCACGCACCTACATCAGTAACTACAGCAAAAACACACATAACAGCTTCTAACCCTATCTTACAACTTACAGATAGTGATACAAGTGGTAGTGCTTATATAGATTATCAAGGTGGCACATCATTAAAAGTTCACGCTGG